TACTTGAGTAGTAATTGGTGCTGTGACTAAATTAGCTCCAACTCCGCCACCACCCCCAGCTGCGGTAAATTTACCATCTAAATCTCTGGGATGATCGGCTTCATGGAAATCTGCATCTTTAATGAAGTAGTATTGATCGGATCTAATAATTTCAGTAATAACCCTAATATGGCTATTGTGTACTGTTATGAATCGACCTGTCTTTTTGTTTAAGAATCGCATGACTAACTACGACTTGGACTTGGTACTTTTTCTTCTGGCATAGTTCCTTGAGGTGGTTCATATTCCGCTATCAAATCTGGATCAAGGTTAAGCTGGCTTTTAAAGAACTCTGGCATCTCATTGACATTATCTTGCGCCCATTGGAGTGCAATCGCTCTATTTTGTGGATCGATTACTGGCAGCATAGTTCTTAATAATTCGGTAACACCTTTAAGCTTTATTTCTTCTACTTTAACCTTTTCTGATTCTGGTTCTTCGAGTAGTGATTCCCATTCGGCTTTAAATTCATCTTGCCATTTATAGAAGGCTTGCTCATAGGACATCTTGCCATATACATCTGGGTATTTGTTTTGGATAGCTTCAAAAAACTCTCTATTCCATGCTCGGTGCATTACAATCTTATCAAAGAATTTGAATAGGCTTTCCATATCAGTTCTAATACCTTCGACATATTGAACTATCGCTTTTGCATCTTCTGTGCCTTCGCCAAATCCTTGAGTAAAGGCTTCATCTTTTAATAGCATAGCTGGTACATCGGAAGCTGCGGCTACATTGGCAATAATATTATCTCTGGCTGTAGTCATAGCAGTATTAGTGTTATTCATATCTACAGCTTCGATAGATTCATCAATATCTATGGATAATACATTGCCAGTAGCGCCTTCTTGTAAATAGGTTCTTTTAATGCCAGCGGCAGTCTGCATTAACCTATTCACGATTGAGCCTGCTGGTTTTTGTTTAGCGATTAAGAGTCCAGCCTTGAAAGTCACCAAGTCATCGGTAATCATAGATTGGATAAAAGACTTCATTGGGTATAAAGCTCTTAAGAATACTGAGCGACCAGTGAAACCGAATGCGGATGCCTGGAAGCTTAAATAGATAGGTGTGCCATTAAATACTACACAAGCTCTTGAAGGATGATAAGGCTGACCTGCTGCTGTGGTATAAGATAATGGCTTTTGAAAGTCTGGTGCATTAGGATTCTGATTAGTAACAATCGATCCTGCTAAATTTAATGGGTCGAGTTGGTTGAAGTAAAGATTGAGGTCTTGTAGTTTCCATGGGTCGATAGGTTTATCTGTTGGCTCACCTTCAGCACCGAACACAATAGCACCAGCGCCATAGGCACGATTGATAAACATAGTATCCCTAATATGATTAGTTGCACCTAATTTCTCCCATTCTTTTTCAAATGCTTCGACCAGCATATCTTTTGGTTCTGCATCGACTGTGATTATTCTTTTTTTAGATAGAGCAAGTCTAATTGGTTTTTCAACTAGCTTACCGCCAAGTGGATGATATTCCCATAGTACTTTGCAAAGGTTATATCCTACATCTGTGCCTGGTTGAATCTCACCAGCTTGTAGAATTTGCATGAGTTGTGAACCGACTTCGGTACTATTGACTGTTATATCTGACATATTTTAATATCCGTATTTGTCTCCGACACCGATAGCGATGCCATAGGTAAAGCAATCGAGTAAATCGTCTGCTCTTTTGTATGCTTCTTTATCGCCTATTCTAAAGCTTGTGACCTGACTAATCAAATGATTTCTTGAAGCATTTTTGAAAGTCATTACCTTATCAAAGGCATATTGGCTAATTTTAATCTTCTCTTGATGGAAGTGACCAGAGACTGAAATAGCTCTCTCATCTTTACCAACTGAAGTCAATCCAGAGTCTATCGCATGGGTATTCCATCCTCTAGTTCTACCTTGCTGGATAAGAATAGATCCTGCTGCTGCATCTTCAATAAAAGTACCGACTGATCCATGCCTTGCCTGTGTGACTTTGGCAAATTCTTCTAATCTTTCAAAGACTGAAGGCATCCATGATTCTAATAATGCGCCATCAATTTGAATTATATCCCAGTCTAGTATGATAATAGGCTGTCCGTAGAGTTTATTTAATGCAAAGTAAATAATAGCTGTACCATCATTTTCTTTACCGCCTTTGACTGCGGTATCGATCACTGCATATACTGCATCGCATTTAATAGGATAATCGACTGGCTTTCCATCTTTAAGCATTTTGTCCAGGCTAAAAAAGGCTTCCCCTGACCAATCTACAAATTCTGCTAAATACTCTTGTCTGAATACTAGCGGATGATTTTCCTTCTCAAGCTTTAATAGTTCTTCCTGTGGCAAAAATGGGTTAGTGTGTGTGGGTGCGTGATAACTTGTAAATCCATGCTCAGGATCATTGCATACCTGCCAAAAGAAGTTCTCACTATCTACACCATTAGGAGTTGATGCTGTAATACAACTTCCTTGATAATCTAGTAAAGCTGGTTTGATAGCGGTCTGCCATACTTTAAGCATATTGGGTTTTGTAAAGGCGGCTTCATCGATAAAAGCTTTATGATACTTTCTGGATCGACCAGCTCTTTCATTCTCAAGAGTCCAGAAGTCTATTCTGCCACCAGTATAGGTCTGAATAATCCCATCTATCTTGGATGATGATTTAATCATGGGGGCTAAATAGTCGGTGATCTCTCTAAAGGCTTCGGATTGAATTTTATAGTCTGGAGCGAACCATCCTATCTTTTCACCTAAGGCAGAAGCAGCGCAAGCTATATTTTGCATCATCGCTGTTTTACCCCATCGCCTTCCACACCTTACCGCAAAGAATCGAGTAGCAGCATCGAATGCGTCTTGCTGTCCTTTGTGAAATGGCGGTAAATTAATCGGCTCTTTGATTAGTTTTGGTTGGGATGCCATTCACTGTCCAGTTATTTTCTTCTTTAACTTCATCGGCTCTATCGCCATATTTTTTAGGAGCTAACTTAGAAATAATCCATTTTCTAGTATCAATTCTTAATCTTGATCTATTAACTACTTCCCAGTTAGTTCTTACATTGCCATTCTTATCTTCTATTGCATCATTGAAGGTATCATCGGCAATATCTAATAGTTCTTCAAATAGGTAATCTGCTTGGAGTTCTCGGGCGAGTGCGTATCTGTCCCTGAAATAAGGATGATTTAATAGCCACCTCATCGCTGTGGATCTGCCTGGCATATCTTCTCGCTTGCAAATCTTGACTAAGCTATTCCCTTCAGCAATCAATTCACAGATTTCATCTGCTTTATTGTCTGAATAGTCGGTTGGTCTGCCTTTATCGGCTTTTGTAGTAGTATCTGTCATAGTTATAGTGTCAGGATACTACCAGATTGCTCTGATATGAGCCGCAAGGACAGTTGCGTGTACCCTGACAGCTCGAATATTAACACAATATATTAAAAATCAATCTATTTTAACTATACTTCATTACCCCAAACATCCCATCCCTCTGTTTTTTGTCTTGCAAATAGTTCAATTCTAGGTAAATCGCCCACTAATTCTATTATTTTTTGTTTTGTTATATCAGGCTTCTTTGAATGAAGCTCTATTGGAGTATCTATTATAGAGTGAACTGAAGCACTAATTCTTTTTGGGCTACCTTTTGTGGCTAATAAGCATATTTCTGCATTAGCTCTTGTCCATCTTCCCATGCCCATAAACCAACTTGAAGCTATTTTGTTTCTTTTTACCCATACAAAAGCGCAAGTTTTATATTCAAATCCCCATTCTTTAATTAAATCAAAGCATTCATTGAGTTTTGGCATAGTTACCCATAAAAATAAAATACAATCTTTATCGGCAATATCTTTAACAGGCAAATTATTTAACCATTCTGCTGATTGTGTTGGATATTTACATCCAGCACCTCTATTTCCTGCTAATGCTTTGTCTTTATAAGACCAAGGCGGATCTGCATAAATAATATTATATTTTTTGTTTGGAAATTCTACAGCCATTGTTTGTCCTTATGCTATTTTAGTTAATATTATTGCTAATAGATCTTCTTCTGTAGTGTTATAATTCTGCTCGAATCGCTTTCTTCCTAATCCATGAATGCCAATTTGACCTCTATGGTGTTCTGGGCATAATGGAATAGCTGGGGCTTGATTTCTTTTCATGCCAAATCTTCTAATATGATGGATTTCGGCTGGAGTTCCTATATATCCAAGTGTATAGCATAATATACAGCCAAAGGATGCTAACTTACTATATTGTTTTTTTTCTTTTTTTGTCATTTACTGGTATTACAAATCCATATACCCATATTTTTTGTCCTTTATAGTAACTTTTTTCTCTTGAATGATTAAATACTAGCCAAAAAGCTAAGAATGATAGTTTTAAGTCTGCATAGAGTTTTCTAATTGGATTCATTATCTGTCCTTTTTAAATTGTTAATATGAATCTTGCGCCTTTTCTGAAATATATTGTGGTATTTCCTTTTATTCTTATCTGAGCTTCTAACTGGATACCATCTTCGCATTAATAATTGACCAAATGCGCCATTCTTACATCTGAAATTAATCATTAATGCAATTGGTTAGGCAGTTTAGTAATAGCTATTGCTTCTAGTATGCTTTTGAAGTCATCGACTGAGCCAAATGCGGCATTGAAATGAAATAGTCTTGCGGTCATTATGGCTGTGAGTGATGCTGGGCTAATTTTATAGTCCACAGCTTGTTCTGCCATAAAATGATCTATGACATAGGATAAATCTTCTATTTGTTTATCGGTTAGTTCCATTCTGACCATTTTACTCCCCTTTCACTACCAAATGCTTCAATTAAAGTTTGTAAATCTATCATTTCTTGTATTGACATTTTGCTTGTAGATGTACCTAGCATAACAAATCCATTTCCTTCAATATTTGGTACAACATCTTGTTTTCTAAGCGATGCTGTAAAAATATTCTTCCAATCATCTGGTTGAAGGTATCTTCCATACCATTCGACTTGTTTACTTATATCGGTTAATAATGCCCAGAGTCTTGAATTTTGCTCTAATGATCTGGTTGCTGGTTTAATTTCGACTACTGATCCCTTATCTGCAATATTAATAGCTTGTTGTGCGCTTCTTCTAGCATTGTCATGTACTAATATAAATAGTTGTTTCATATATTGTTTATTCTTTGACCAATCCATTTCATAACTGGAACTGCCATAGAATTACCTAAAGCTTTATATCTATGACCATCTGGGCAATTTTCTTTTATATTTGTGTAATTATCTGGAAATCCTTGCAATCTTTCGCATTCAATTGGAGTTAATCTTCTAACTGCATATTTATTTATCATTGCTATTTGATTGTCACCCATTTCCCTTCTTAGTGTTGGGGATATTTCTTTACTAAATCTTGATGGATCACCTTCTCTTTTTGTAATGCCAGGCTCAAAACCATAAGTAATATTTTTTAATGCAAAAGGTATATTTCCACCACCAGTCCCCCAACTTGAAGTTACAGTTTGACATACATCACCCATATCTTTTACTCTGCTATCTGAAGGATGATTTTCATAAACTTTTGTTACAAAGGTATCTGTTTCTCCATCAAGCCTTGTTCCAATGCCTGTTGTAATGCACTTGGCAATTTCTTTCCTCTCACTTCTGCTCGGCGTAATATCCCTGCACAAGCTTTCTGACTCAAATAATACTTTGGCTGCACTTCGCCAATCTCCAAGACATCCGACAACGAACACACGCTTGCGTCTTTGTGGCACTCCGAAATGCTGAGCGTCAAGAACTCTGTAGGCGAACCCATACCCGAGTTCAGCCAGCCCTTGAAGGAAGCAGGCAAAGTCTTTTCCTTCGTTGCTAGTGAGAACGCCTGGTACATTTTCCCATAGAATCCACCTTGGTTTAAAATAGTCTGCAATTCCGAGATAGGTAAGCATGAGATTGCCTCTTGAATCTTCAAGCCCTTTTCTGAGTCCTGCGACTGAGAATGATTGGCATGGAGTTCCTCCAACCAAAAGTCCGATTGTGTCATTTAATTTCCACTCCTTAAATTTTGTCATGTCACCTAAATTAAAAACTGTAGGATAATGATGATTTAATACTTCCGATGGGAATTTTTCTATTTCTGAAAATGCAATAGGATTCCATCCCATGTCATGCCATGCTACTGTTGCTGCTTCTATTCCACTACAAACTGATAAATAATTCATATTTCAATCCATTGTCCTTTTTGCCCAGTGTTACCCAGTTTATATTGCTCTTTAATATCTTTTTTTAATTGCTCAGCTCTTGGTTGAACTTTTGGTTTAGATAGAAACTCTAATACCCTATCCCAATTGCCATCTTCAATGCGCCATCGAATTATGGTACGAACTTCTGATCTGTGTAATTCAATAAGGTGCTGGCTCAAACTTGTCCAAGTCAATTTTAGGTTCTTCTATTTTTTTATAAGTCCATCCTGGTCTGTGGACAATTAAAGCTTTAGCTTCTTGTTTAAAGGTAACCTTTCGCATTGCATAACCTTCCTCATCAAATACTAGATACATTTAATCTTTCCTTATGATAGGTGTAACTCCATATTTGTTTACGACCATGCTTTAATGGATTACTTACAATTTCTCTGGTTAAATATCTTTGTTTCATTAAATAACAAACAGCCATAGATATTTGTGGCGCTTCTAATTGAGTAGCTACACGAATATCAGTAATAGTTAATGGTTTGTTAGAGGATAAAAATGCAGCTCTCACTTTGGATGCTGCATTGATTTTTGGTTTGTCCATGGTTGTCCTTAAAATAAAATTATATCACTCGTCAGCCTTGAGCTGTACATCACCTGTAGATTTATTTAATTCATATTCTCGCTCTGCTGGTGATGGTACTTTGTATGGCGCTTTTCTAAATATAGCATCAAAACGCTCATCAAATACATCTTGAGATACACTCAATGGTCTTGGTTTAGATCCTTTGCCTGCTTCACTTGCCAATTGGTGTTCTCCTCGCAATCTCTCTAGCTATTTTTGCTTTTTCTTTGCCAGACTCTAATTTATTTAATTTTGCATATAAGTCTTTAATGCTCATTGCTTTAAGTCTAGGCTTACCATTTTTAGTAAGCATAGGATTAGCTTTTCTTTTGCCTGGATGTACTCTAGGTGCTTGTGCCATAATTAATACCAGCAATAATTGTTAGTAGTGTAAACACCATTAATGATTTGATTTCTAATCTCGCATCGCATACCAGCAGGTACAGGAACTCCCATAGGATATACATATACTTGACCAGATGGATATACAGGTGGAACTGCATAAACTGGTGGTGGTACATAATAATGCGGTTGTGCTAATCCGTAACCAATGACTCCGCCAATAATAGCTGGTGCAATCCATCCGCCACCGCCATGATAATAACCGCCATGATAACCGCCACGATCATGCGCCATTGCAGTTGATGATAATAATAATAAACCAATTAATAATTTTTTCATTTTATTTCTCCAATATAACTGTGTATTGAATATCAGTTTCATCTTCAAGCTCATCTAAAAAACCATCCAAAGCTTTAGATTTATAATCTACATCTTCAAAAATGCCATCATTCCACTCTACAGTGATCCAATAGCCTACAATTTGTCTTTTTTTAGGTTTAGCCATTATTACTCCTTGATAATTTCAATCATGCGATTGGTGTGAGCTGCATTACTGGCTAAAAAATCTACAAGGGTATTAAGCTTAAATTCAAGGTCTGATACTTTATTGACCATATCATTATGAGCTTTAGTAAGCTTTTCAATAGATAGCCTGGTTTCTTGTTGTACGATTTCCATGATTATCCTTTAAAGTAATTAATAAGAATTGGAAATAAAAAGTATAACCAAAGTGCGAAGTAAGCATACAAAGCGATAACATACACTATAATTTTTTTATTTTGATTAGTCATTTTGTCTGTCCTTTTAAAATAGGAAGGGCGATTAAGCCACTTCCTGCATTTCTAAATTTACTGCTTCAACAAATTTATTTGCATCCACAGCATTTTTGAAAAAGAATCTTAAAGCAGTTTGATACTGATTATCGCTGTATCTTGGATAATCCATAAGAGCTTTATATTCAATACCCAATCCATTAACAATAAGATCAGTTTTATTGTTGTGGACATAATCATCTTGATCCCATCCAGTTTTAAATTCAACAAAAGTAAGCGCTTCTGGCACTTTAACTGCTATTGGATAACCTTTTTCAGCATACAAATCAAAAGCACCCAATACTGGCACTAGAGCTTGTTTCATTAAAGCGTCATGCTCTGGTGTATATTCTTTATATTTTGCTAAATTTTCCATGATTTCTTCTCCTTTTTAATGATTAATACCGCAATAACTATTATACAGAACTATGATAAAAATACTATTATTTTTTTAATTATTTTAAGTGAGTTGGCATGGATATTGCTAGTGTAAAATATGCTTTACATTTAATAACAAACAAAAATGATTTTTTATATATAAAATCAATGATTTAAATAAAAAAAGTGCATGAAATTTTTATAAAATAAACCTAATTTCTCTGTAAAAATGGTTTTCACTCAAAATACAGGCAAATCCCTTTTGAATGAAACACTTACAGGAATTAAATCAAAAAAAGTGATATATGACAGTTTAGATTGAAACCCTTGTGGCTCTAGTAAATGGGCATAAAAAAAGGAGCAATTAAGCTCCCTTTTAAAAAGTTATATTTTTGTATAACTTATTTATTCATTACATACATTGTAACTTCAAAGCCAAATCGCATTTCTGTTGCAGCTGGGGTTGTCCACATATTATTCTCCTTAATAGATCAATTGTTCTAAAATTTGCTACACAAAGTGCTTTGTATGGTATTTATTAAACACAAAGTAGTTTGTATATAAAATATTGCTCTTTTTGCTATACAAAGTAATCATTAAAACCATGAATTATGGTTAAATATGCCTATGTCTAAGTCCATTACAGTTGAAGATGTAGCTACTATTTATAGTATGCTAAGGAAAATGAAGCCATTTAAAGATTGGAAGCTTCCTACTGCCAGTCAAATAACCTTCATAGTAGATCCAGAACTAAAATTTATGGGTACTATGAATATGAAACCCTATATTTTAACTATAGGCACTAAACACCAAGAGCATTTTGTGACTTTTGTGACCACTATTGCTCATGAAATGGTACACCTGCATTTATATCTTGAAGGTGTACCCTCATATAATCAGCATAGAAAAGCTTTTAGAACTAAAGCTGCCGAGATTGCTGAACTCTTTGGCTTTGATAGTAAAACTCTTTAAAAAGGGATATTATCTTCCATATCATCAAAACTAGCAGCAGGTCTTGATTCTTGTGGTTGAGATGGCTTAGCTTCTGGTTTACCGCCAAGCATAGTCATAGTTGAAGCTACGACTTTAGTGGAGTATTTCTCAATACCATTCTTGTCATTATACTTCTCGGTCTTGAGCTTACCTTCTACATAAACTGATCCGCCTTTAGTTAAATACTTACTAGCTATCTCAGCAAGCTTACCAAAGAATACAATATTGACATATTCAACTAATTCTTTAGCTTCACCATTCTTATCTTTGTACTTTTCATTACAAGCAATAGATATATTGCATACTGGTGATCCATCTGGAAAAGCTCTACTTTCAGGATCTCGAACTAGATTGCCTATTAAAATTACCTTATTGACCGATGCCATTATAGTAAACTCCATCTACTGTTATTCATAATTTTAGATACTGCGCCTTGTGTAATACCAAACTGTTGCGCTATTTCTACTTGTCGCATTTTTTTCTTTAAAGCTCTTATTTCAAATCTTTGTTTATCTGTTAATTTAGATAAAGGGTGAGCCTGTCCTTTTTTACCGAACATATTATTCTCCTAATTTAATGATTAATTCTTCTACTTCTTTTAAAAATTGTTTAACCTCTAATTCCATTGCTTCGATCATTGGGTTGTCTCGCTCAACTCTCTTAATGAATAGCCTATTTTTCTCTGGGAGTCTTGGATCATACGAGCAAAAATCCCACCATTTACGACCAGTTACCCATAAATTCATTTGAATTTGTTTATAGTAATCGCCTGGTATTTCTTGAGTAAATAGATAATCAAGATGAGTTGTTGTGTTGGGGCATTTATATTCACAGCCGCCATCTTCGCCTATAAGACCATCTGGGCTACATCCTACCCATTGAATCTCTGGGTGTTTCCAAAAGCCTGTCTGATCTACAAAAGTGCCTGTGGCTGCTTCATAAGCCATACGAGCTTCCCCTTCGGTCTGCACGCCCCATGCCATTGCATCATTGCTATAAGATTCTACTGGCTGACCTGTAAGTCTTTCTGCAACTAATCGAGTCTTATATTTCTTTCGACCAATAGCTTCACCAGATTTACCCTTTGACATCACACTATCAATATTGCTGGCACTAACAAAGCCCAGTCTAGCAGTGATCCATTCTGGGCTTCCCTGAATTAAATCTATACAATCATTAGCTATCATTATTTATTCTCCAATTGTTTTCTTTTAATTGATAAAGCATCTCTAATGGTAGTAAGAGTTTCTTTTGGATATTTTTCAGAAGCATTTTTAAAGATTGCCATAAGAGCATCTACTGATTCTGCTTGATTGATATAATCGATAACTGCATCTAGCTCGTCATCGGATGGTGGAACTTCTTGAGGTACATCTTCGCCAGCATAGATATAAAGACCAAGACCATGAAGCGCAATTGCTTTAGCTAGGCATCTTTGCATAGCAGTATTAACAGCCATTGCATCTGGGTTTGGTATTGCTTTATTTTTGTAATCTAATACTGGGAGTTGTGCGGTCATGGTTTTACCAAAAGCTGTAACTGAGCAAAATACCATTAAGGTATCGCCAAATTGTTTAGGCTCTTGATATTCCCAAGTCGCTGCTGGGTCATTGGTTAATAGTTGATCGACTGCCCATGCCCAAGATAAATAGGTAAGATTACCTTTTTTCTCGGTATGCTTATTGACATTGATTGCTTTTAAATCTACAAATGATTTCATATTTCTGTCCTTTATGATGATTAAAAAAAATTACTACAGGTAATACTATACTACTCGTCTGACGGATCACCTAATCCTTGATTAAATTCCCAGGCTGCTCTTTCTTGAGCATGATTCCACCAGTAATTTCTGATCGCTCTACTGATTAAATAACCAAGCTCCGAATAATCCTGATTTTGCATATATTCTTGAAGCTGTGATTTATACTGTTTTAAAACAACAGGCATAGCTTCTTCAATATTTTTTGCATTATTTGGGGAATACTCGGATACCATCAATTGATTGATGCGGTCATTGAGGTCTATTTGTGCTATTACTGGCATATCTAATCCTTTCCTGTCCGATGATTAAGTTTGTATTACAAGCGAATGATATATTATAATAAAAATATATGTCAAGCATTATTTTAACCTTACCTTTACCACCCACCATAAACAATGGCTATTGGAAATTTCATGGTCATAGGCGCTTTTTAACAACTGAAGCTAAGAATTTTAAAGCTGAAGTCGATTTTGCAGTTAGACAAGCAAATATCATGCCATTAGGTAAATCAAGGATTTCTTTGACTGTAACTTTGTATTTTAAAGATAAGCGAGTTAATGATCTATCCAATAGGATCAAGGCTCTTGAAGATGCTTTAGTGCAATCTGGTTTATTTGATGATGATGGTCAAATAGATGAATTGTATTTAAGAAGGGGTGGAATCTTAAAAGGCGGTAAATGCGAGATTGAAATAAATATCTTGTAATTTTAAAATAAGTAATATATTCTTTTCCGACATTGGGCTATGGTCATTCCAGAAAAGCTAGTCTAGTCCCTAGCCTGCCCAATCTTTTTTAAGGACTTTAGCATAAGGACAGATATGCACTACTATCAATTCAATATCGGTGACTACTTAAGTCACACCAGGCATTTAACTCCCATAGAGGATATTTGCTATCGCAGAGCATTGGATTATTACTATCTCCATGAGCAGCCATTATCTTTAGACATAGATAACCTCACTAGACTACTTTGTTTTCCAAAAGACTACAGAGGTCAAGTCGAAAATATACTTGATGAATTTTTTGAAAAGACTAGCGATGGTTATATAAATCCTAGAGCTGACAAGGAAATACAGCAATATCAATCCTTTGTTGAAGCAGGAAAATTAGGCGCTGCTAAAAGGTGGCTAAAGGGAGACTATAGCCCCCCTACTCCACCCCCAATGCTAAACAATAACCATAAAACAATAAACAATAAACAATATATATACTCTCCACCTGAAGGTGTCGATCCCTCTGTATGGAATGATTATTTAAAATTAAGAAGGGCAAAGAAGCTTCCAATGACAGCTACAGCTCTTAAAGGCATTCAAAGAGAAGCTGATAAAGCTAAAAAGACTTTGAATGAAACTATCATAATTTGTGTAGAAAACAGCTGGGCAGGATTTAAAGCTGAGTGGTTAGAGAAAGAAAAAGAAAAAAAGCAAGACAAGACTTGGATGTTCAGCGATAAGGGTATTGAGAATAAAGCTAAAGAATTAGGATTGAAGCCAAATCCCCATGACACTTATCATTCTTTAAAAGAGCGGTGTATTAAAAAAATGGCAGAGGATCTTATAAGATGAATGGCAATAACACTTATGCTGAAAGACAAACTGTAATTAATAAAGGAGAGGTGCTATTTGAAAACTACTGTAAAGAAAAAGGTTTTAAAATTACCAGAGTTGGCTTCGATGAAAAATACAAGTCTGTGGATAATTTTTATAATCTTAATACTATGCTTAGAAATTTGCCTGATTATCTTGTAGTCACCGAAAGCATGACTTTTGTAGTTATGGTAAAGGGCAGCTTCAATATCAAAGAAAAAGAAGTAAGAATGATTCCATTGTTTATGGAATGGTTTAGTAGTAAAAATGCACCATTGGTATATGCTTTTTGTTTGGAAAATCAGCCACCAAAATTGATATATCCAGAAAAGGTTATTGATATGTATGAAAAATCAAAGCTTGACCTTGTATGGAATGATGGGGTAAGGTATCGGAATATCTTAAAGAGTTAGACGCAAGGATGGTTTAATTTATATAGGAGAAATACTTATGGATATGATGGAAGCTCAAGTATCTTTAAATTGTATGGCAGTAGCGATGTATGCAGAAGGATCTACAATACAAGAGAAACAAGCGGTGGGATATACAATTATGAACCGCCTGCGGTCTGGTAAATTTGGAAAAGATGTCTGCGAAGTTGTTTATTCAAATAAGAATGGCAAATTTCAATTTGAAGGCATCAAAGATATAACCACAGGTAAACACCAATTCCCCACCACCAAAATTATTTTAGAACACGAACTGATAGCATGGGATGTCATGTTTAAGAATGTCCCTAATCCTATAAGTGAGACAGCTTTCTTTTTCCATGATGACAGTATTAAAAATCCATGGAATTTAAAAAAGATCACAAAAATAGGTGCATTAACTTTCTACTAGAGTATAGTTTTAATTTTAAAAAAGGACAGTTATGCCTACACCATTATTAACAGATGATGAATTTATAAAACTTTGGAATCAACACAAATCAGTAACTAAAATGTCTTTAGCTACTGGCTTGAAAGTAAGAGGCATTAATCAAAGACGCAGAGCTATTGAAGCTAGGTATGCAGTACAGTTAAATTGTAATCCTGATAAGCCATTTATTGAAAGGCATTCAGCAAGAATTAATGTCCCTATAGAAGATGGTATAGCTATTGTTTTCTCAGATGCTCATTTTTGGGATACAGTTCCTACAACTGCATATAAAGCTCTTATTAAATTTATCAAAGAGCTTAAACCTAAACTCATTGTTTGTAATGGTGATGCTTTTGATGGTGCTGGTATATCAAGATTTGGCAGATTAGGTTTCTTAGAGCAAAAGCCTTCTGTTATTGATGAGCTTAATGCTTGTAAAGCCATGCTTGGCGGTATTGAAGATGCAGCTAAAACAGTTAAGCCTAGTCCATTTCTTACCTGGACTTTAGGAAACCATGATGCTCGCTTTGAAACCCACCTTGCTAATAAAGTACCAGAATTTGAGTTTGTAAAAGGATTTCATTTAAAAGATCATTTCCCTGCATGGAAACCTTGTTGGGCGACTTGGGTAAATGGTGATGTATGTATTAAGCATAGATGGAAGGGTGGAATTAATGCAGTTAGAGCTAATTCTCTTAATTCTGGTGTCACTATGGTTACTGGTCATCTTCATAGTCTTAAAGTTACTCCTTTAACTGACTATAATGGCACTCGCTATGGTGTTGATACTGGTTGCCTAGCTGAAATAGGTGGCGATCAATTTATTAATTACACTGAAGATGCACCTGTGGACTGGAGATCAGGCTTCGCAGTCTTAACCTTCTACAAAGGAATGCTTTTACCACCAGAGCTTGTACAAGTTTTAGAAGATGGAGTCGTCACTTTTAGAGGAGTTGTATATGAAGTTTAATGAGCAAAAAGCAATTCTATGGATTACTATTTTTTTAGTCATTTACTATGCTTACTTTGCCTGGGAAATTTATAGATGTCTATAAAAATTATTAAGGAAAGAGAAAAGACTCATGGTGACTTCATGCTAAAGGCTACTTTTATCCATGAGTTTATAGAAAATATCACAGATCTTTATTCATGGAAAGATTTAGAGCCAGATCAAAAAGAAGCGATCCACATGATAATGGTTAAGTTAAGCAGAATTTTATATGGCAATCCTAACCATACTGACCATTGGGATGATATATCTGGTTATGCGCTTCTTGTTTCTGAAAGATTAAGAAAAGAAACAAAGCCAATTAAAGAAGATACTAAAAGGATGGTTGAGTCTCAAAATGGACTATAGTCTAAAAGTAGGATTTATATTAATGGCTATTTGTTTTGTTATTTTATTTGGAATGGCTTTATGGGCGATTTTAACAGTCGAATATAAACTATGGCTTAGGAAGCTATTAAAAGATAAAAAAAAGCGGTTCTAGGGCTGTTTCTGTGCGAAATAGCTATATTTTGCCAGCTATATGCTTAACTCTTTGCTCAAAATCATAATCATCTCTGCAATCCACAGTACAAAATCGCTCTTTTGCTTTGACTTCTTCATTACAATATAAACAATGACCAGTAGGTTCTAGTGGTTTTTTATCTTGAATAGACTTTATAGCTGTATTTCTTTGTAGCATTTCTAAATCGGATGCGTCATCAAATATATCACTCATAAACTCTAGTGCCTTGTTTATCTATAATAAGCTTTTGCATTCTAGGTTTGTTGTTTGGCATGGCAAATCCAATATGACACCAGCTTTGATATTCCCAGATTAATTGGTCATATTGAATATCTGACTTAATAATGGCTTCGATAATATCTCTCGGAGTTCCAAAGCTAGGGCAAATTATATCAGCCGCCAAACCCTTACAGTGATAGCTAGTGTCTTTAGATCCTAATAGTGTATTGACTGCTAGGCATCGATAGGCGCTATTGATATGGATAGGGTGACCAAGTAAATCTCTAATGGGTTCTAGTTGATTAGCCAAATATTGTAGGTTGCCTAAGATCACAGGATCTTGAGTGGTGTTGTCGATATTATTTCTTAAAGCTGTTTCAGAAAAAAATAATTCTTCTAAAGTAAAGTGAGTAGTTAAATTCATTCTGGGGTGTCTATGGGTGGTGGCTCAGTATCTTTTTTAGCCCATATTGAAGCACTGTGAGCGCCAGCAATGACTGAAATAGATTCTGCAAAGTCTTTAATAATAAAAATATGGGAATTAAAAGCATTCCATATAGCGCCACCCATGACAACTAAAGTAGCTACTAACCATGACCAGCGAGCTATATCATGGGTTTCATTGTCCTTACCAGTGACTAAATGGGTAAAGATTTTATTTATTTGATTTTGGTCTGTTCCTTGATCCATGATTGTAATTCTATGAGTTGTTCTGATACCACTTGATAGGCTGTATAGTTATCTACTATCACACCTTCAGCGGTGGATAGTTTAGCATCATTTGGTAGGGGCTGTAATTTTGGGGGGAGTAACATCAATTCGCCAGGTGGGGTTGGGAATCCTACCTTGACTTGCATTGTTGTGCAGCTCGATAAAAGACTTAGGCAACTTACAATCGCCATCATCTTGAGTATTAATTTTTTGTTTAAGTTTAGCATTTGTCGATTTTATAGCATTTAATTGTTTAGTGTAAGTATTTTTAATATCTGTAGTTACAATGGCTTGTTTATCAGTCACTTCTTTAATCACTGCTTTATCATGCAATATGACAGCTTGCGCCCCTTTTAAATATGCGCCAGATGCAAAGATGATAATGGTAATGATTCTTATAGGTAGTCTATAAAAATAGGGAACTTGTTGAATAGCCTCTAGGATGACTTCTAAAAAGAACAAGGCTACCGCAAAGATCATAATACCTTTGGGTAACCAAGTTGGCATAAAGCCTAATAGACTATAGTAATCTGAAGTAAGTACCTTAACCCACCATTTAATAGAGAGCCAAGTAAAGAGTGACATAATTACTTTGACTGTAAGTCTGAATTTGTTGCTGGTGCTACTGTAGTTTCTACTGTAGGTGCTGGTGTTTCGTCAGCTTCAACTTCGGCAATTTCATTGTTTACTAAAATATCTAATTTAGATACAACAGCATAAGCTTCATTTAAAAAGCCTTCTGCCCATACTACTAAAACTCTAAATGCAAATAGCAAAACTACTAATAAAAAATCTTTTAATTCATTTAATTTTTGATTCATTTTAATCACCTTTTATCTTGTTTACCATCGAGCTTATCAAAAATCTTGGTAAGCATATTTTTAATATCACTCATATCTTCTCGGTAATCATCTTTGCGGACATATTTATCATTAATTTCTTTCGATAGTTCTTTGATGTCCTCTTTGAGTTGATTAACTGAATAATAAAGAGTTCTTCCAAACCAGCCTAAAATAGAACAAGCGACTCCCAAAATATATATAAAATAGTTGTGAAAGTCGCCCATATCCATATCCTTAATTTGTTTCTGTAGGTGTTTCTACTGTTTCAACTGGTGCTGCCTTAGCTGCTTCAATTGCTGCTACTTGCTGACCAACTGCTTGTTGGAATGCTGTAGCTAGATTAGCAACTTCTGCGAAAGGCTTAGTAGCTAAATAACCCCAAATAGAGTTTGCTAAATCTACACTAATAGTAACTTGATCCATTGTCCTTTTTCCTTAAAAAATGACTATTACGAAGGGAATAGTCTTACCTATATTGTCTTATAAATTCTAAAAAATTACCACTATATTTCTTAACCCCAATATGATTACAAGTCATGGTAGGGTCAATAAATACTTTACCACCTAAATTCCGCCATTTCTGACAGAAAATATTATCTTCGCTTACTAATTCGCCATCAATTAAATGGACATCAAAGACCATGCGGCAAGTCTTGTTTTCATTTCTATATTCAGGGCTTATATCCCATACCTTTTTTAAGGCAGCTTTGGATATTTTAAGAAAGCCAGTGCCAACTGCTTCGACTTCCATTAAGCCATTTTGTTGCTGTTTTAAGCCTGTCTTTAAGGCTTTGACATTGAAGGCTATTTGGTCTGATTTTTTAACCACTGTAGCACCAATGACATCTTCTTTATAGGCTATGAGTTTAAATATCCATTCAGGATTCCATTCCTGATCGGAGTCTATAAAAATTAAATAATCAAACTTTTCTTCTATGGCTAGTCTGACTAAATCATTCCTAGCTCTTTGCACTAAACTATCATAAGCCATATAAACAGGTATTACTTCTACACCTTTTTGCATGGATAGTTTAATAGTATTTACCAAACTATTAGCAAACCAAACATCGACTCTACCATCATGGGCGGGTGTGCCTATTAACACTTTTCTCATAGCTATCCCCTAGCTTTATTTAGCTTGTTGTTGTGCTTGTATTTCCTGTATCTGTAGTTACATTTGCAGTTACATTAGCAGTATTAGTTGTTGTACCTGTTAATGTTGCTACTTGTGCTTGTAATGCTGATAT